ATACCTTGATGAAGACATGGACTTCACATTTGAAGATTTCAAGATTCCTGAACTGTTCAGTTTGCTTGAAGGGATGCTTTAAGAATGTGAAATCCCCCACCCTTCAAAATTAAGGATGGGGGATTTCTTTTTTACCTAAAAATGAAGAAAAGGAATGGTGACAAATATGTCTACTTTAAAACAATTCTTGAAAGAAAATAAAATTCAAAAAGAAAATACAACTTTTGCAGCAACAAAATCCATTTTAGATGAAGATGGAAAGCCTGTTCTTTGGTTAATCAAACCATTGACTACAAAGGAAAATGACAACCTGCGTGAGGACTGCACAGTGGAAATTCCAATCAAAGGAAAACCAAACATGTTCAGACCAAAACTGAACACTTCAAAGTATATTGCCAAAATGATTGTGGCTTCTGTTGCTGAACCAAGTTTATATGATAAAGAACTTCAAGATTCCTATGGTGTTATGACAGCAGAAGAATTGTTGAAGGAAATTGTTAATGACCCTGGTGAATACAATGACTTTGCTGCATTCATTCAGGAATTCAATGGGTTCAATGCGACAATGGAAGAAAAGGTTGAAGAAGCAAAAAACTAATAAGTGAAGGTGATAGTGATTCAAATTATGCCTACTATTGCCTTCACAAATTTCATATTCTTCCTTCTGTTTTTGTGGAACTTGAAACAAATGAAAAGGCTTTTGTGATTGCTTCAATCAAATTGAAAATTGAAGAAGACAAGAAACAACAATCTAAAATGAAAAAAGGCAAGAAATAGGTGGTTAAAGCTGAATGCCTATTTCCATTCTTACCAAGGAAGGCGGTGAAAAAGAATGGCAAGTATTGCTACACAAATAGAATTATATGACAGGGTATCAGCACCCATGAACACAATTATGACTGCGATACATGGAACGGTCAATGCATATGAATCATTGAATGCTGCAAGCAGTAATGCCATAGGTGATTCAAATTTTGATAGTGCAAGGGCATCAGTTGAAGCAACAAATGCTTCTGTTGACAGGCTTGAAAATAACATTAGACAAAGCGGAACTGCACAGGAACAGTTCAACAGACAAGTTCAAAATGGTTCAGGGGCAATGGACGGTTTGCAAAACAAGGTCATTGGATTGGTTGCAGCCTATGCTTCTTTCCAAGGTCTTAAAAACTTAGTTGGTTTGTCAGACAGTGTTTCACAAACCACTGCAAAGCTGAACCTGATGAATGATGGATTGCAGACC